CGTTGGCGCAAATGGCAAGGCGTGCGGTGAGGCCCCGCGCGTGTCGGTTTCCGGCACCCCCCCGGGGTATTGGGGCACGCTCCCCCATGTGTTTACCGGGTTGATGTGTTTACCGGGTTGATGTGTTAACCGGGTTCATGTGTTAACTGCGTTCATGTCTTAACCGTGTTGACTTGTTAACGTGTTTCATTCATTGACGCGGTTCACGTGTTAACCGTGTTGACTTGTTAACGCGGTTTATCTGTTTACTTGGTTAACGTGTTAACTGTGTTCATTGGTTAACGTGGTTCATTTATTGACGTGGTTCACTTGGCTAATTGGTATTGAGAACCGTTCTCACGACACGCCGACTTGACGCATGGTGTCATATTGATGTATATTATAAGTACCAACAAGGGGGGTTGACATGAACAAGGAACTAAGCGGCAAGGGCTACATTCAAGGTGGCGAGGGCTACTTCATCACCTCGACGGGAGAACGCTACCACTACCATGATGGCAAGCTCACGCAGGTGTCGGTCAGGCCTTGGCCGCTTCACTGAACCAACCCAACCAACCGGCGCCCGCAACGGGCGCCACCAATAACAAACCACAAGGAGTGATTGAAATGAGTTACAAAGGAATGTTCGAACTTCAGCCGTTGTACGACGGACACAATTCGTTCTACGGCAAAGCGTTCGTCGAACGCTGGAGCACTGAGAACGGCACGCAGTTGGTGCTCAAGTCGTATGGCACCGTCGTCGCCAAGGTCACGCCGGTCAGCGCGTGGGACGCCAAACAAGAGGTCTTCCGCGTCGAAATCGGCATGAGGTACTTGAGCGCCACCACGTTGCGGCACGTCAAAGAGTTCTTGGCGCAGACCGACGACGTTTTCAAGGGCATAACGCTGCCGTGGCTGCGCAAGGCCATCAAGGACGGCAACCCGATTGAAGGCGCTGAGACGGCATGGCGCAAGGTGTACACCCTCAATGAACTGTGACGCGACACGCCGACATCGACAACATGACCGAACGCGGGTACGAACTGAAGTACAGCCGCAACGGCAACATCACCGCAACCAAAGGCGTCAACACGGTACGGTACGTACCGCTCGCCGACTACATCGTGTGTGTCAGCACGCCAACCATGACCGCCATAACCCGCGAGGGCACGACGGACGACGAAACACTAAGGATGATTGACTGGTTCACAGTCTGACCGTCCAGCCCTAGCGGCACACATGCGGGTTCGAGTCCCGCAAGGGCACGAAAACATATCGGCCATACTATTAAGGAGCAGTGGTAACGATGGCTGAACGAATCGCAATCATGGGCGGCGAACGGTACGCCGATTGGATTAAGCGCGACGGCAAAGCGCAACGCCTCTTCAAGGCGTATCGCGCCCAATGGCCGGACGGCGACACGCAATGCGTGGCAGTCGGCAACGAGCTGTACGTGCGCTTCAGCAACGGGGATGAAATGCGCCGCGTATACAACACGGGCGATTTCGACAACGAAGAGGAATGGTGTTCGCAATGCGGCACGCCGATTGACCCGGACGACGGCGACTACTACAGCTGTGACGAGTACGACTGCGGGGCCGTGCTGTGCGATTACTGCGGCGGAAGCCTGACATGCGACGGCTACTATTGCCCGCGGCACCGCGGCGCGGAAGCGTTCATGGACAGCAAGGAACCCTCTTACGTCTACCCGTACGCGTTCGGCGACGGGGACCAGTTCACCTTCGGCGTCGAAATTGAGCTTGAGTCCGAACTGTCCGACGACTTCGTGGAAAACGTGACGGACTCTGCCGTCATAGCCGGTTGGGACAAGGACGCGTCGCTGGAATGCAACGGCGTGGAATTGCAGTCCAATATCCTCGACATGTCCAAACTGCCCGCCCTGAAGCGCATCGTAGAGGGCATACCGGAATACGGCGATAACGCCGGGGGACATATCCACGTGGCCCGCACGCCCAACCAATGCGCGAGCCGGTGGTATTGGGCGCTGCGCGGGCTGAGCGCGTCACAGTGCCGTCTGCTTAACATGCGCCACATCGACGACGACTATTGGTGCACGCTCAGCCACGGCGAGTACACGGGCAAGCACACCGCAGTCAACAACGAACATGCGGACACTATCGAACTGCGGACGTTCGACTGCTGGTATGCTGGCAGCGCCCATAAGCTTATCCCGGCTGTCAAGTGGGCGCGCGCCATGTGGCGCTTCTTCGAAAAGCACCCCCGCGGCACGGTGTCAGCCGACTTCATCGAACAGTACTCTTCGTGCATGGCCGACAACGTGACCGACACGCCCCGCCGCACGCTCGCCGAACGGCTCAGCGAGGCACGCCGCATCAAGGCCGCCATGAAGATGCAAGAGGAATGCGAGCGTAAGGAACGTGCCGCGGAAGCCCGCCGCCGCGTCGAAAAGAACGTCAAGGCGTCGCGCGCCGCACGTCGCAGCCATGGCGACACGCTCCCCGCCATGCTCGAATGGGACAAGCATGAGAAGCGCCGTGAACGTGGCCGCAAGCGCGTAGAGGAACGACTGCTAGCCCCCGAACTCTGCTACGCGCTGCCATCCCGCAACCTGCGTCCGCTGCACCGCTACGTGCAGCAGGCCACGGTTATGATTGAAGCGGGGGACAAGTCCCCGATTCTTGACTTCTTCCACCTCTACCATGCGCACAGCGGTGACAACATTTGGAACGGATACGAATACGTCGGCTTGCATGGCGACACCGCCGCACGTGTGACCGCCAACGTTATCCGCAGCCGTGTCGCACGCGCATCCCACGGCAAGCCGGTTGCGGAACCGCTGGAACGTACCGCGTTGCGTCTGCTCAAGCGTGCTGGACGCCCCGAACTGAGCGAACGTTACGCGCGTATCCGCAAGCATATCGCCGCCACGCGCGGCAACGCCTGACAAATCTTCGGGGGCGGGAACGTCCCGCCCCCACCATTAAGGAGGAAAACAAAATGTGTGTTATCGTGACAGCCGTACCGGGGGCCATGCCCGAACCCGAAGACATCCTAGCCATGAGTGAGGCGAATCAGGACGGGGGCGGTGTCAGCTGGTGGGATGGCGAGCGCCTGAGGGTCTTCAAGAACGTTGACCCGCTGAAAGTGGTTGGCTTCATCTTCAGCCATTGGCAGCAGTTGCGTGACGCCCCGTGCCTGCTTCACTTCAGGCTCGCCACGCATGGCGCGGTGGAACCACGCAACTGTCATCCATTCCATACGGATAGGGGCTATGTGGCGCATAACGGCATCGCATACGACTATGAGGTTGGCCCGTACGCTTCCGACTCCCGCAACATGGTTGACGCGTGGATTGAGAGCGGATACAACAATTCCGTGTTTGACGGGCAAGGGTATGTCGCGCTTATAACCCCCCACGGCTGTCTGAAATGGCTTGAGGGCGAGCCGGTTGAACTCTCACGCGGCGTATGGGTGTCTAACATGTGGTGGCATGTCTAATGAATTTTTCGGGCGTGTCGTGAGGCGCGCCCTGATATAATAAACAATGAAATCAAAGAAATGAGGTAGAACAATGAAGCCTTCGGAATATTTTCCCGCCAGAGTCGAAACATTCCTAAGCATGCTGCCCGATAGGGCGCTTGAAGCCGGAATAGACGTGATAACCGCCATAATCGTATACGACTTGGCAATCCCGTACGCGGCCAAGGACTATCAGAACGCGCTGGAAGCATGGCTGCAAGGACGACACGACGTGTGGCAGAGCCGCATCGACGCGTATAAGGCGAACCCGGACGGCAAGAACCTTGCCACCATAGCTCGATACGCAATCAACGAACACACCCCCCACACCCAACGCGACTTCGACAATATCGTTGAACGCGCGTATAGGCTCGCAATAGACGAAACGCTAATCGAAAACGAACTCGAAAAAAGGAGGAACAATAATGGCGAACGATAAACGACACGACGTGTTCAGCAGAATCGCCGCAGTGCAGCAGTCCGTGGAAGCGGTGAAACGCACAACCGAAGGATACGGATACAAGTACGCCACGCTGGACAACGTTTGGCAGCTCGTCAAGAACAGCATGACGGAACACGGCCTAGGTTGGACAGCGGTATGCGCAAGCGAGATAGTCGGCGCCGACACTGACATGCCAACCGTGTACAACACGCTCACAATAGCCGTCTACGAGTCCGCGCACGAGTGGGAAAACCTCATGGACATGGTTAAGCATGGCGAGGCGGTCAGCAGCAGCTACACGTTTCCAGCGGCCGCGGCCCAGCAGGTTGGCAGCTTTGAAACATACTATCGACGCTATGGCCTAATCCATCTGCTTGGACTCACAACCGTGATGGACGATGACGGCAAAACAGCCGCCCCCCTCCCCCGCCCTTCCCTCACAGAAGAATTCAACTAAAAACCGAAAGGAAAAAACAAAATGGCTAACAACATGCTCGAAATCGAAGCGGTGGGCGAAATCCGATTCGTACACATCAAGGACAAGTATCAGTCCGACGCGGCGAAACAGCGCGGCATCGAAGCGAACTACCAATTGCAGCTCTCGTTCCCGAAGAACGGAGACGTGCATAAGGAACTCGTGGCGGCCGCGAAACAGTTGGGCGTGCGCGCCAATGGCGACAACCTGCGCTACAAGGACGGCGACCTTATCACCCTCAAGGATGGAACCCAGCCGCAGCGTGGCAAGTGGCTCGTCAACCTGTCCTCGAAGTGGAGGCCCAGCATCGTCGACCAGAACGCCAACGACGTGGAACTGGCCGAAGAGCCGGGCGACGGCACGCTCGCCAACGTGGCGTTCAAAATCGGCAGCACCAAGGAAGGCAAGCTCACCTACTTCCTGACCGGCGTGCAGCTGCTTCGCGTCGAAAAGAACAACACCCCCGCCCCCCACAAGTTCGGTGTGTACACGCAGCTGACTATCGACGATGAGGGTGCCGAAGAGCCGGAACCGGAATTCTAACCGCCCATGAACGCGCCAATCCACTACAGTGACGATACGCTGATTGACGCGCTCACCACCTGCCTGAACATAGACCAAGCCGCGCGTGCGCTCGACGTGTCGCGCGGCTGGCTGTTCCCGCACGCGAAACGGTTGGAGCGCGAAGGCAGAATCCTGCCGAAATCAATCATGCCAGCATATTTCAGACCGAAGGAAAACAAATGACGAAATTCCTAGACACCCCACCCTCTAGCATTCTGGCGTCCACCGTGTTCAACGCGATGCTCAAACGCAATCTAGGCAGATGGGCGGAATACCGCTCGTACGAGAAACGCACCACCGCGAACGCCGTCGCCTGCCATGTCCGCAAGCACCGCGTCGCATGGACGGAACCAAACGTCGATTACGCCGCGGTCACACGCCGAAAGGCGGACGGCACATACGCCGTCTGGGTTAGCGCCGTACGCATCAAGGAGGACGCCGATGCCGAAACTGAATAACCACAAACAGGAACCATTGGAGTCGGCCATCCAAAACCGTCTCATCAAAGTATTGGAACAGCAAGGATGGTACGTGCAGAAAACCGAAGGACGCTCACGCAACGGATTCCCCGACGTGACCGCCGTAGACGCGCTCGGCAACGTGTGGTTCATCGAACTGAAACGCACGGTGGGCAGGCCAAGCCCAGACCAATGCCGCGAACTCAAAGCGCTCGCCGAACATAACGCGAACGTCATGCTCCTCTATGGCATGAAAGCCGTGGACACCCTGCTGCTCTACCGGAACTGGGTTGACCTGACGAACATGTACCACGACATCCTCATCGTCGATTCGGAAGGAAAAATGAAATGGACGAAAAAAATCTGACATACAAGGTTTTCAAAGACCGCGAGGCATGGCTCGAAGCCCGCGGGGAAACGATAGGCGCGTCCAGTCTCGCGCATTTCATCGCCACCGGACAACTGCCATCACCCCCGCCAGATGTTCCAGCCGTACAGTCGGCATTGCAGTTCGGCAGCATCTGGGAGCCAATGCTCGTCAAACTGTATGCGGAGCATCTACAGCTCGCCATCGTCGCCAAGAACACGCCCGTCGAAAAACTGGAGAACGGACAGCTCGCATGGTATGACAACAGCTTCTACACTGACGGCAGGATGCACGTCTCGTTGGACGCCGCATACCGTGACCATGGTGGCCTGCTGCACACCGTCGAAGTGAAGACCGGAAGCAAGCCATCATACGCATTCCTCAGCGCCGAACAGCGCAGCCAATATTCCGCCCAAGCGCAGATAGAAGCCCGCATGATGGACACGGAGTATGCGGAAATCATCTACGCGCAACGCCCCCCGTCATGGGAGACGCTGAACGCCGACTATATCACCGAACGAATCAAGGAAACGCTCGACATCGTAATCGTCCCCGACGTGATGGACGCGGGCGCGTTGGAGAAGCATGCGACGGAATACGAGCGTGCGATGCGGCCTACGGATTCGGACAATGGCGGACAACAACTGTTGGCCGAACTATTGGAAGTGAAAGACCGGTACGAGGCGCTGAAGGAAAAGCTCGCCACATGGCTGGACGAACACCCCGGCGAACGAGTGTCATGCGCCGGACATGTCGCAAGACTGGCGGAAACCACGCGCACCACCACCGACTACAAAGCGTATTTCAGCCAGCATCCCGCCGACCTGACCCCATTCCAGAAAACATCAAAGACCACGCGTCTCAGCGTAGTGAAGGAGAAGAAAAATGCATGAGCTTATGATGAACTGCCTGTACCTGCTCGCCACCATCCTGTCCATTCTTGGAGTCACGGCGGCCATCCTTATCCTTATCGGTGTGGTCAAAGGCATCATCGACGCCATCAACCATTCGGGACATCACGATGAAAAGTAGCGTATCCGAATGGCTTGACGGCGACGCTTGGGCCGACATCGAGCAGATGCGACAGCCCAAGCCCATGCCCCCCGCCAAGAAGAAGAACACAGTCACCCGCTACGCCGACATGACACCCGAAAAAGCGGAGCATAAGCGGAAGCTCAAAAAGAAGTGGATGAACGAAAACCACGAGAAGATGCTCGACTATTGGGTGCGATACCGGCAACAGCATCGTGAGGAAAGTCTGGAAGCATGCCGCAGATGGCAGGAGAAATTCAAGGACGAACATGGCGTCTGCTATCAGACTTGGCGTAGATGGAAGCAGACGCCTGAAGGACGCGAGCGCATAGCCGCGTGGGAGGCCGAACACAGGAAGGAACCACAGTGAGAGCTTTCATCTTCGACGAGGCAGGAACCGGAAAGACGAAGCGCAGCATGGACTTGCTGGACGGTGCGGAGCATATTCTCGTCATCTGTCCGGCAAGCGTCGTGAAGACCGCGTGGCTGCCGCAAATCAGCCAATGGTCGCACGGCAAGGCGCTGACCATCGAAGACTACCGCAAGCGTGGTTGGCCGGAAGACCACCGTTTCCTCGTGGTGTCATACAACATGGCAGGCAAGCTGGGTGAGGTGCCGGACGGTTTCAGCCTCATCGTGGATGAAAGCCACATGGTGAAGAATCCTAGGAGCGGACGTTCCAAAGTCGTGAAAGGCATCAGCGACCTTGCCAAGGACGTGCTGATGCTGACCGGCACGCCCGCTCCGAAGGATTTGGAAGACCTGTACGGGCAGACCGTGGTCATGTACCCGCACGCCAAAGACAGGACGGCCCTATTAGGCGATTCTTGGCGCACTCTAGGGGGTTTCAGGACGCGATACGGCAAACCCTACACGATGAGCGTGCAAGGGCGCACAGTGGTCAAATACACGTATTCCAAGCCCATGGTCGAGGAAGCGTGCCGACAACTGCAAAAGCTCGTACTGGACATCCGACGCGGCGGCAACCCGCTGCCACAAGTCGAATGGCTCCCCTCGCCGAAAACAGAACAGGAGGATATGGCGCTCGAACAGTGGACGAACACCCACCAATTGGCCGAAGGCGTGTACGCGGCAAGCGCGAGCGCCGCAGCCGTCAAACTCGCCCAACTCGACGACGGCTTCGCCTACAAGACCGAAGACCGTGGAGAATCCTACTGGTTCGGCGTGTCCAAACTCAAAACGGTATACGATGAGGCCAAGAGACGCGAAGACCATACACCACTGCTCGTATGGACGCGGTTCAAAGCGGTAAGAGACGAAATCTACCGGACTTGGACGCCATGCACGGACGCGAAGACATTCCTTGCCATGACCGCCCAAGAACGAGAAGGATACCGGCTCATAGTCGCCAACCCGCAGTCCATGGGCACCGGCGTGGATGGCCTACAGCATCTCATAAAAGACCAGATATGGCTCGACCTCCCATGGACATACGCCGACTGGGAGCAGGCCAACCGAAGACTGGTGCGACGCGGTAGTCCATATCAAGGACGGCAGCGCATACTCGTACCAGACACGCCATGGAACCGCAAAGTCATGGACGTGATAGAAGGAAGGAAAACCCTCGATGACATCATCAAGGAAAAGCAATTGGGATGAAGTGATGGAAGGCGTCAACAAGGCGATTCCCACCGACTATCACGGGCCGAAAACCGACATCCTCATCGACCCGCCAATCGTGAAAACCGCGAACACTCCGACAGGCATCTACGAACGCATCGCCGACAACTTCGTCCGCGTGAACGACATGCTCAACGGCGAGAAAGCCAAGGAATACGGCAATCCGCGCACCATGTTCCAGAACATTTCCAAACGATGGTTCGGCTGCGCCGATGCGGAAGTGGACGTGGCAATCATGATGGCCGAACTGAAAATCGAACGCATCAAATACGACCTCAAAAAGGAAGACTCGTATCTGGACGCCATCGCCTACCTCGCAATGGCATTGGCGTTCATGCAGGAAGGAAAAAAAGGATGACTAGCGACAACCGCAATGTGACGCGACTAACAGTAGGCCGTGAGGAATGGCGGAAGATAGAATCCGGGGAGATAAGCTTCATCCTCCGCGAAACCCAATCGCCATACGAGACTGTGGCTTTCGTATTCACGGACGCCTTCACGGGAACGCATCTCGGCAACGCCACCATCCTCGAAGAAACCCCGTTCGGCGACTATGAGGCCAGCCCTTGGACATGGAACATGTTCGCCAAACTCACCGGCATGACCGTGCAGGAACTCAAAGAACGGTTCCCCGCAGAAGCGAAGATGGAAAACCCATCCGCATGCGCGATGTACCTGTACGAAATCAAACCGATAAGCGACAAGGAACTGTTGCAGCGCCTTTGCGACAAGTAAGGAGAAGGAAATGCTGAACGACATCACCATCGAACAGTGCGTGGACCATCAAGACCTCATCCTGCCATACACGGAAAAACAGTTGAACCCCAACTCGTATGACGTGACCTTGCAAGACACCATCATCATCTACGCCAAGGACTTGAAAGGCTGTTACGCGGACGGCGGCGACCACACGCTGCACGGCATCCACACCAAACCCGTCAAAATCGATTATTGCTACATGCTTCAGCCCGGACAGTTCGTCCTAGGCGCCACCGTGGAGAAAATCAGCCTACCGGACAACATGATGGCACGATTCGACGGGAAAAGCAGCCTTGGCCGTCTCGGACTCTGCACGCACGTGACGGCAGGCTTCATCGATGCCGGATTCATCGGCACCATCACCGTCGAACTGAAGAACGAGAACAGTTTCCCCATCATGCTGAGACCCGGCATGCGAATCGGCCAAGTCTCGTTCGAATATTTGAACGATGCGGCGGTGAAACCGTATGGCATGGTCGGCCACTATCAGAATCAGAACGCTCCGCAGCCCGCGGTGGAGGTGTGATATGAAATCACCACGACAGTGCCTCGACTGCGGTCGAGACATGACATTAGAGGAATGGTATCCAGAAATGCTGTGCGAAACCTGCAAGCAGGAAATCGATTCGGCGTTGACGGACGGAGATAGACAGGAAGGATTGGAGTATCCAGATGAGTCTTATTAGAGGACTAGCCCACCTCGACCCGAAACTATGCAAGCATTGCCTAAAAAAACTCACCACGAAAGAAATGTACCTGTTCAACGGATATTGTACGAAATGTTGGAGGTTGCGCGGTGGCGACTGAACAAGACTGGCGTGACAGCAGCAAATACTATCTAAGCCCCGAACAGGAAAGCGCCGTGAAAATGCGAAGCATCGCACGGTACGGCGCCGACACGCAATCCACCGTCTGCATGGAGGAATTCGCCGAACTCATTCAGGCAATCAGCAAGCTCAAGCGCTTCAATCCCGAAGACCCGACCAATATGGTCGGCCGAAACGAGCTTATCGAAAACCTGTATGAGGAAATGGCCGACGCGCTGATATGCTTCGACCTGCTGGTCGAAATATACAGCTTGAAACCATCCGACTTGCGGCGCATGATAGACCATAAGGTGTGGCGCATGAAGCAGAAGATGGAAGCGCAGGGAGAGAAGTTCTGATATGGAAATCCTGAAACTCATCATCGGCAACACCGCTCTGCTGGGATTCGTAGCGGCCATCATGTGGGCGTGTGACGAATGGGACACGCGTGCCTTCGTCGTATACGCGGCGACGGCAATCCTAGTGACCGTGGTATGCGTACTGTTGGATGAGTAAAGAGAAAGCCCCCGCATGAACCTTGCGGGGGCTGAGGAGAAACCAAAGGAGGGCTGCTGGAAAAACTTCCAACAGTCTTTATTGTATCAGACTAACGGCACATTGTCAAATACCAGTCATTGCCGGACTCGGTGCCGATTGCTACATACCTCGGCTGGCCCGAAGAAGCGCCGACATAGCGACCCCACAGGAAGCCGTCAGCATAAGCGCCCCAACCGTCCAACACGACCTTCTCGCCGCGACTGTAACTGGTGACAACCTGCCCCTTCAACGACGGTTCGGTGCGCACGTTCAACGCATCGACCGCAACCTCATACGTGGTGGCGACCACGGTAGGAGCAGGGGAAACCACCGGCACAGGAGCCGGATTCATAGGAGTGTCCGCACCAACGCCAGCATACTTGTCCCAAGCTGCCTTATCGCCAGCGAAATAGTTCAAATCAAGCGAACCGGCATAGCCGCCGATATGACCGTTCGACGTGAACTGGCGCATCGGATATGCGATATAAGACCAAATCGAATCGGCATCCTGCCAGCCGACCGCATCCATGGAAGCGTAACACGCCTCCCAAATGCCACAATCATGCTTGGTGCAAATATCCTTGATGAATGGGATTTCGGAACGCTGGGCATACACGAGCGGCTTCACGCCGGTCAGCCGGATATACTGGTACAGGAATTCGTCGAGATAGGCTCGATTGCCCCAAGCGGCGTTATCGTCCGCCTCCCAGTCGACGCACGGCACGAACTTGCCAAGATAACCCTTGGTGTGTTCGGCGAAGAAATACGCTTCCTCCGAAGCGCCGACGCCACGGATATAGTGCATGTAGCCAACCGCCAAGCCACGGGCGGCAGCGGCCTGAATCTTCGCGTCGGCGCCAACCCACACGGAATTCATCAGACCATGGTCGTTCGAACATTCGCCAGCGCCCCAAGTGCACTGGACTACAACGCCATCGGCGTCAATCTTGGAAAGGTCAATGTCGGCCTTCCAGTTGCTGATGTCCACAATCCTCATTATTTGGAAACCTCCGTATCCTTAATATGCTTGCCGGCCACCTTCGCCTTATCGGACATTGCGAAGGATGCCGGACTGATTGAATCGGTCTTGCCGCTCGAAGCCACGCACGTCAGCACGCTTGCGATGGCCGCGACCAAGGCGATGCCACAGACGTTCAGCCAATCCACTTGGAACAGGCCGACGCCGCCGACCACGCCAGCCGACAATGCGGCCTGACATGCGGTGCGGATTGCACGCTCCAACGTGTCAATCCAAAAATCCTTAGTGAACAACATTCACTGCTCCTTACTGTTGGCGTCTGCCAACGGTTCTATTGTACTCCGCAGCGCGTCGGGAAGCCTCGGCTTCGGATACTGTTTCAGAAACCCCGGGTCGAGAACCTTGCAGAGTTCGCTCAACCAATGCCCCATCGCACGAATGTATGAGGTTTTCAAATCGTCCTGATAGCGAAGTTCGTCGCGTTCCTGAATGAATTCGGCAAGCTTCTCGTCCTGCCGGTCGATTTCCTGTTGCATGTTCAATTGGGCTTCCGAGAGTCGCCGGTAGGCTTCGCTCAGGTCGCCGCGTCTGTTTTGCGCCCAAGTGACCGCTGCGACCGCGATGGCGCATAAGCCGGTCACTAGGGCGACGATAATATCAGTGCTCATATGGCACCATTCTAGCCGATAATTGCGATTACGTCAGGAAAGACGATAAGTGGCGTGGATGGAACATGCCGTGGCGCGACATTCACCTCGGTACGAACAAGGTGCATATGTGGGCTTCTGGCGGTACAGGAAACATCGACCTGCTGTCCGCGGCCATCAATCTGACCGGCTGGGGTTCGAAGGTGGTTGTCGGACAGGTAAATAACTCCGCATTCTATCCGGCAAACTCCGAAGGCGTCTATGCGCCAACGAGAGACAGCTATTTTCCAACCGTTGCAGGCGTTGCAGACAACGGCAACGTGTACGTCGAATATGCCGGTGGCCCTTCAGGGTCTCGCGTCGTTTCCCCCATTTTCACCTACAATATCGGCTAAGCCCCTCCAATCGGACTACGCCAGCTGGAAGGAGAAAACACCGGAGACCCATTCCCCTTTCACGAAGTCACGGTTCACGGTCGGACGGATGTTGATACTGTTGTTGAAGACTTGCAGCACCACATCCTTGTTTGATGTGGCGGCATTCATGTCGATGGCAACCGCCTTAAGAGAGTCAGGAAGGTCCATTACGCGCGAAGAATCCCAAGCTTTTGCATTACGCCAATCTCCGGCGCGATGGAACCAGAAGAACCCGCTCGCAATGCCATTGTGGACGGTGCCGCGAATCTGCACGACGTCCCATCCGGCAGTGTTCTTGTTGAGAAGGTTGCTCTCCGTGAAGAGTCCTTCGAACTTCCACTTATCGCCTTTCCTGACATAATCGCAATTATCGGCCACATTATGCAACAGCGTGCCTTCGGGCACTTCGGTTAGAGCGTCACGCTGGGCGGAAGTCTGCACGCGCAGCATGTCGCCCTTCATCGCGGCGCCGATATACAACTGCGCGATGACCACGCCAGATGCGGCCGTGTTCGACACGCCAGCCGGAAGCAGCACCTGAGCCAAAGCCAAAGCGCCATCTGGAACACCGGGGGCCACAGGCGTCGCAGCTGCTACGCCTTTCACCACGCCGAACACAGGAAAATCAGAACCGTCCGACATTGGCGGGCGCGTCTCATGCTGCTTCACATACACCACGTCAATGCGCGAATTGGCGGACGGGGCAGCATTCAACGGCACTTTCACATCGCCATCGTTCTGGATGAGCAGCGCGCCATAACGATTCAGCACCGCGTTGAACGGATGCACCGTCACGCTCATGGAATTGCTGTTGCCGGTGACGAGATTGTCCTGCGAACGGTCGAGAATGCCGGCAATCGGCAGCATCGTGGTCTTATCGCAGACGAACAGACCGCTCATGTCGCGGCGCGCATCCATAAACGATGCATTGCCGGACACTGCGAAGATACTATTCCTCAATGCCATTATCAATCTTTCCTTCCAACGCTTTCAAACGTTCCTCAAGCCTGTCGATACGGTCATGGGCGAGATGGGCTTCATGTATGGCCCACACGCCCAGCATCGGATAGTTGATGCCAACAGGCTCGTAATCATCATTATACTCGACGAACTGCCCCAAACCGTTGTCGTCCAACTCTTCGGCAATCATGCCAACATGAATGGTTGCGCTATCGCCATTCCGGTTCACGTCGTCGATGAACCTGTAGAGCGTCCAATCGACGGAACGCATCTGCTCCAACGTGATGTCCGGCTCCATGAAATCTTGCTTCACCTTGCGGCTGGACTGCGACGTTCCCATCGTGCCGTCCGACAACGCCCACACGGCACGCCACGGGCCGACCGTGAACAGATTATTGTACGCGTTCGTCGTATGCGTGCCGCCACGGTTGGGAGACAACACACCCCAATTCCAAGCATTGCACTTCTGGTCGATGGTCGCACGGTCATACGAGTTCCTGTTGATGGATGCGGCAACCGTCTGGTCGATGGTCGCGCTGATGTCCAACACCTTCTGAATCGCCTGAGTCAGCTGCGAGCCGGAAGGTTTCTCCAATTCGCGCAGACGCCGACCGTACTCGTTCAGGGTGGATACGAGCTTGTTGCTCGCTTGGGCCGGATTCTTCACGTCGAGCACATCCGTGTCATCCGCCGCTAAGGGGGTGCCGTCAGCGGATTCGCCCTGATGCACTACGATTTCCATTATTCCACCGTCACTTTCACGCCGTCGAACACGTCACCAAGGGTGAACGTAATCCAATTCGAGCTTTCATCGGCCTTGATGCCGGTGATGCGCCGCGTATGCGCGCCATCCACATAATACCAGTCACCCTTCGTCGTGAACCTAATGTAATCGCCGACCGTATAGTTTGCGAGCGTCTGATTCACCGAATGCAGGTATCCGCGATGCACTTTCGCCTCAGTGGACGACACCGGTTGCCAGTAGACGGCTGCGGCCTCATTCGCATACGCCTGAAGCGTGTTCCGCAGCTTCACGGTCGAATGGCTGGAATCCACGCTCTCCCAAATCGGCGCTCCCGCATTTTCCAGAACATCCGTGTAGGCCGATACGACGAGCGTCTTATCATCGGATTTGCCGGACGTGAACCATTGCAGCGAGGCGAGCTTGTCGCCATCATCCGTGGCGGACAGGGATGCGATGCCCGGCTGCAAGGCAGACGCGCTGAAATGGTGGGTTTCGCCGCCAAGCAGCGGATGGCCGGTCTTCATATGCCACTCGTACCCCAATCCGTCGGCCGTGCGCGTCGGGAAGAATCCGATGTCGCAACCGTTCTGGTAGTTCGTGATATTCGTCAACACCTCACCCACATAGTTGAGGTCGACCGCCTGATAGTTCGCTTCGGACTTGCCGACCTCAGCGTCCTCCAACACGACCGGCACGTTGCTGTGGGGCCAGCTCATCGCCTGTTCGACGAGATTGCGTGCGACCGTATTCCATGTGACGTTCTTATAGTGCGTGTCGTATTGGGAATCCGGCGAACCGTCCGACTTGATAAGGCTCTTACCCATCGCCTTCGCCGGAAGAATCGTCCTGTGGTCAAAATACGTCCACATGCCTGAAGCAACCAAGGTCAGGACGCCAGAGTCGGCGTCATAGTCGCGTCGCATGAGCACGCCGCCGACCGTCAGCCCATCATCTTCGGCGACCATGACGGTCTTGCCGATGGCGGCGGTGTTCCTCAAATCCAACAGTCGCGCGTCGTTGGCGATATATTGGGTGCGCGTATCTTCGGACGAAGCGTAGATAGGCACTTTGACGGTGAGCGAATCCGTGTCGTTCAGCCTCATCTCCCACTCGGCCGACGTGTGCGGCAATGGGATGATACGGCGCCCGGTAAGCAAATCCGCGAGATAGATTCTCACCGCCAAGCCTCCTTCCATTCGACCGTCATCGTCGGCTCGCCAGACTGCACGCCCAACGGCGTGAACTGTATCGTCGCATCACCCGAAGGACGGAACCAGTTCTCTTCGGTGAGGAACATGCTCAAATCAGACTGGTTCTGGAACAGCACTCGCTCATCGTCAAAGTCGAACACCATTGTTTCGTCCGGGTTGATTTGACGGTGGAATTCGACCGCTTCGCCGGTTTCGATGCAGTGGATGCGCACGCCTTCGGATAGCCCGCCTCTGATTTTCACGACAAGATGCGTCGGCGCGAAACCGCTGCCGGTGATGGCGACACGTCCCGGATTGCCGACCTCGCCTTCGGACAATGGGTCGGTCAGCGGGTCGAGGATGCCTTCGCCGTCAGTCGGCACGCCGACCGTCTGCGAGCGCAATGGCCCGTACAGGTAGGGGGATGGCGCGAGCAGTCCAATCTGGAAACCGGCCTTCCCACGATACCGGTATTCGTCAACGGTCATCGACCTGAGTTCCGCATCGCATGATAATGCGATGCCAGCGCCCTTCTGCACGGTGACGGGAATCAAACGTCCGGCCATGCCGCGGAGGCGGCGCATCATCCCGTCCGTACCTTCGACCGTGCTGGTCGCATAGTATCCGTTGATGGTGATGGTGCGCCCATCATAATACGTCGTGCCGGGAATGGCGTTACCGTCAGCCCTAGGCCAAGAATCCTGTTCGGTCTTGGCTGGCGGCAAATCGTCGAAACCGCTCATGGACACCAGTGTGAACTCGTGTCCGGCATCGCCGTAAAGCGTGATGTCACCCACGGTGACGGTTATCGTGCTCAAGGTCTGACACTTCCAATCATCTCATTGTTCAAAGCGTATCCGAATCGGCGGGCCACCAGTTCCACGTCGCTCAACGGGCTTGCCACCACATTGTCGATGTGGACGCCGCCAGCATACCGCTGGTCGCCAGCCGACACCATTCCAGTATAGTCTTTAAGCTGCGGCGCCGACACCATGCCAAGACCGCTGGCGTCAATCTGGTCGAAATCCAAGGAACCGAGCACGCCGTCGACCTGACCGCGCACGAACGCCCCTTGGGCGCCGATGGCCTTGCCGAAATCTCGCATAAGATGCTCGCCGGACACGCTGGTATAGCCGGAACCGGAGAACGGGCCGACCTTAGCGGGAGAGAACGGGAAGAAGTCTCGAACCTTCTGCAACGCGCCCTTCACCGCGCTTTTCACGCTTTCGACCGCGTTGAGGATACCCTGCTTGAAGCCGTTCATCAACGCCGCGCCGGAATTGACCAGCCACGAGCCAGCACCGGCGAACAGACCCATGATTTGGCCCGGAATGCCTCTGATAAAGCCGAGAATGCGACCACCCAATCCGGCGAACGGTCGGGCGATGTTTCCGATAATCGCAGGAACCGCGCCAACAACGGCCATGAAAATGCTTGGGAAGTTCGCGGCGATGCTAGTCACCACGCTAATGAAGGCGCCCAGCAGCGTTGGCAGACCGTTGATGATGCCGGTCGCCAAACCACCGATGATTGCGGGCAGCTGGTCGATGATGGCGACGGCGATGCCCGGCAATGCAGCGGCCAGCGACGTTATCACGCTCGTGATGGCGGACATCAACGCGGGAATCAGCGTCGGCAATGCGGCGGCGATGCTCTGTCCGATGGTCGGGAGCGCGGCCACCACGGTGGCGCCCAGCGTTTGAAGGCCGGAAGCCAAGGACGCGCCGAATCCGCTGATGAATCCGGCGATAGCACCACTATTGTCGCCGATGGCGCTGAACGCGGCCTGAACGCCCGCAACCAACGCCTGACCAAGCGAGGTCATAAGCGACGGAATCTGCGCCGCCAGCGTGGCGAACAGCGTGCCGAACGCTTCCAGTACCGGCTGGCCGTAGGTGGCGATGAAGCCGGACAGCTGGGCGAACATGTCGGAGAACGCTTGCGTGATTTGCGGCAGCAGCGTCATCAACGCGGGCGCGAGTGTCTGTCCAACGCTCATGAGCGCGTCAGCGATGCCCGGCAGAGCCGCCGTAATGCTCGCCACCATCTGCGGGAGGGCCGCGGCGAACGCGTTCGCCATGGCGGGCAGCTTCGTCTGGATGCCGGTAAGCGTATTGTCGAGGCTTTTCTGCCATTCGTCGAACTTGCCGGTCATCTGGGTCGGGTCGAGTTTGAACAGCGTCTGGAATCCGGTGGTCAGGCCGGTGAATATCGCGCCGGTCACGCCCAACTGGGATGCGATGCCGCCAATCTTGCCGATTGCCGTACCGACGCCTCTCAAGGCCACGCTGAAGCCCTTCAACGCGCCGGAAGACACCTTCAACGCGGCGGAGCCGATGGTGGCGAACGCGGTCTTTCCAGCAGCCGCCAGCGGGCTGAACCGTCCGGCGAGACGCGACACGACGCCATCGAACGTGGCGGACAGTCCGGCGCTCACAGTCTTAGCTGCGGACGTCAACGGTGCGAACGGGTTCTGACCTTTGAACGAGCCGAAAACCTTTTCGGCAAGACCATCGAACGGCTCAGACAATGCGGACGCCGCTTCGGAACCGAACGACTTGAGCGCGCCCTTGACGGATGAAAGCCCATTGCTAACCACAGACCCAAGCTTGGACATGGTGTCGCCGATGCCGGTCACGTCCAGCATCTCGCCGAACGCCACCTTGAATTCGGACGCCTTGCCTCGCACGTTCTCGACCATGGAGAGCACGCCGGATTCGACATCGGCACGCATGTCTGCCATCTTCGTCTTGACGGATGCTGCGGCGTTCGAGAAGGCTTCGGCGAAAATCTCCTTGACCGGCGCCCACTGCTGCGCCGTGTTCGCCGCATAGTTGGACAATCCGACCTTCAGGTTGCCGAACGTCTGCATGATGCTGCCGGACGCGGACACGGCCGAACCGACCAAGGGGAGGAACATGTCGGGAATCTTGAAGCCGGTCAGCTCCTTGAATTCGCGTCCCACCTGCACGAGCTTGTCATGGTAGATGTCGGCGCTCTGTCCGGCAGTGTCCAACGAACGGTAGATGTCGGAATCCACGACGATGGTGTCGGCGGCGGCACGAATGTCGTGGAGCGCTTGGACGAGGGACGGAGCCTTCTTCCGGGCGGCGGCGTCCACTTCGGTGTTGAGGGTTTCGAACGCTTTGAGGAACGCTTCGGGAAGCGCTTCAGCGTCGGCGCCCATCGCGTTCAGACCGTTTTGGAGCAGCTTCACATTGTCGGACGCCTGTCCCGCGCCGTTGCGCAGGTTGGTCGCGGCCTGCTGGATGAGGTCGAAGCCTTCAGCGCCTTTCTCTCCGAAGCTGAACGCGTAGGACTGCAAGTCTTCGAACGCTACGTTGAACTTGCCTATCGCGTTCTGCGCCTTCGTCGATTCGGACAGCGTTTTCGCCATCGCGTCGGCCATGGATGCGAGCTTGTCGGTGACTGCGGACGATGCGGACACCGCCTTGCCGAACATGTCGGTGAAGCCTGAGCCGAGGTCGATTAGCTTGTTCTTCACGCCGACCAGCGCACGTCCGACGAACGGGATGCGTGCCGCGAACCGGTCGTTCGTAGCGACCATGAGGGAGAACACGGTGACGCCGACGACGCCCACGGTGTTCAACGCGTCGCCCACGGCGGCGAGCATGTTGGCGTTCTGCGAGTTCAGGCTGATGAGATTCGTCAACGGGCTGAGGAACTGTTCGACCTGCTGCACGTTGAACGCCTTGTTGACGGCTGGCGCCAGCTGGTTGACGAACGTGGAGACCAACGCTGCCGTGGCGTTCGACAGTGGCACGAATCCGGCGAGCATTTCGCCGAACGTGTCCGCCATGCCAGAACTGGAAATGGCGGTCAACGTCTTGCCGAGGTTCGCAGATAATGCGGTGGCGGCTTCAGCCGACCTTGCGCCAATCGTGTTCTTGATGCTGTTCCACGCGCGGTCCGCCGTGACGGGCATGGCGGAGAACTGCTGTTCGATGGCGTCCGCGTTCTCAAGCACCGTATCGTAGAGCGCTTGGCCGCTGATTGAACCTTCCTTGCCCAACTGTTTCAGGTCGCCTACGGAAGCGTTGAGATGCTTGGCGAGCATTCGTGCGATTTGCGGCGAGTTCTCCATGATGGAATTCAACTCGTCGCCGTTGACGATGCCCTTGCCCAACGCCTGTGTAATCTGACGCATGGCACTGGACGCTTCCTGCGTGGACGCGCCCGTGCTAATCATGTTCATGTCGAGCAGTTCGGTGAACTTCGCGGCGTCGCCGTAATTGGCTACGACTTCAGGCGCGAGCGTGCGCAGACGTGCGGCGGACTGGATGAAATCGTCCGTGGAGACGCCGACCTTGTTCGCGTATTCCAGCGACGTTTCTAGCGAGCTTCTATAGTCTCCGGTGGCGCCTACCGCGTTTTTCAGCATGGCGGTGGTCTGGCCCCACTGGTTGCCCATTTCGATGATGTCGGACGTGACGGTTTTGACGGCTTTGCCGACCGATGCGACCGCGGCGATGGCGGCGGCGGCGTTCAGATACTTGCCGAGGTCAAGGTTAGCGAATTCGCTGCCGAAAGCATTGGCCGAACGGCGACCGCCAGCACCGAAGGAGGCGGACACGCTGTTGAGCGCGCCCTTCACGCCGCCTTGCAGGTTGAGGTTCTTATTGAACGAGCCGGAGAACAGTCTGGACATTCCCAAGCCGTGCGAAGAGAAGAGTCGGCTTGTGCCGGATGCCAGTTTTGGCTGGATGGCGGGGGTGAGCACCGCGCCCTTGCTTGCTTTGACAAGCGCGGAATGCAAGCCTTCCAACGATGGGAGTACCTGTATCCATGCGGTTGCAATGCTGCCCTTTGCCATCTATTGTTCCTTTCGGTGAAGACCCAACGCCTTGTTGATGTCTTCAGTGTTCATCGAGTCGAGTTCGTAATCATCCTCCTTCTTGGTGTTCTTCTGGTTTTCCGGCAATACGCTTTTCGGTTTCCGTCCCTTGCCGGAGTAGGGGGCGAGCGTTGACTGTTGGATGATGTCGAGCAGTCGTGCGACCGTGCCGAACGTGCCTATGAGTTTCGCCCGCTCCAATATGGTGTATTGTCGCGGACTGCCGTATTGGCTTGCGAAATCAGCCAAGATTTGGCTGTCCCACTTGTCCGGGTCTATCGCATAGGTCAGTCTTTCGACTGTGATTCCGTAATTGTCGGCAATTTTCCCGACAGGTATTCCCATGCGTCGATGATGTCGTCGTCAACCGCGGCCATGAGCTGTTCGTACTTGGATTCGGTCAGCACGTCCTGCATGAGCTTGTCGATGAGCCATACGACTTCCATGCTGTCTTCCATGCCGTCGCTGTGGATGGCCTGCTGGAATTTGCGGTTGCGGAGGAGTTTCGCATAGGCGTCGGCCCAGCCGTCCTTGAAGTCTTCGATGGTGATGGTGGGTTTGCGTTTTGCCATTGGATTTCCTTTCGTTGTCTTTTCATACAAGCATACCCCACATGCCGGTCAATCGGTGAGGGCATGTGGGGTATGGTCCGGTTGTCACAGTGGGGCGGACCCGCTGTCGGCAGGCTCTTCAGAATCTTGAGAACCGTTTCGGGCGTTGTCGCCATCGCTCGTGTCTTCAACCCCTTCAGCAGCCGTCGTATCGGCAGCGGCGGCTGTGAGGCGCCGATTCGGATGGCTTACGCTTTTGGGATTGTGATGTACTGGGTCTGGGCCGGAGCGTCAGCGGTCGGATAGGCGGTGATGGTGAACTCGAAGTTCACGAGAGCCGTATGTACGTGGCTGATGTCACCGGTGATGAGGAACGTTGCGTCGGCCATCACGTTGCGGCGCCTGCGGCCACCCTTCAGCGTTTCGTCGATGACGATTACGTGATGTTCGATGTCACCAGCCTGTTCCTTGACGGTGATGGAGCCATCTGATTCGCCAGCTGGCGTGACGGTCACGTTGGCGGAGCCGTAGGCGACCTTAAGCAGGTCTTCGTTCAGGGCTTCAATGCACGTGCCTGTCCACGTCTTGGAGAACGTCGGGTCGGCCTGTGCGACGGTATCGCCGCCGGCGGCCACGATGTCATCGCCGGGTTCAAACGACGCGGGTTCGGTCAGACCGTCTTCGGACAGGTAGCCAAGGCCGACGAACGCCTTGTCCAGTTCGGCGGTGGCGTCGGCGGGGATTGCGGTGCCCAGTGGGGCGACCCAAATATAGCCGGACTTGTTGGCACTGGTGCCCGGCTTCGAGAATGTCACGTTTGCGGAAGACTGCTTTGCGCCCATCTCAATTCCTTTCGTTGTTGACGTTTAAATCAGTGGATGGGCGGCGTTGCCGCCGCCCATGTGTGTGGGTGATGTCACTCGGTGGCGTGGGTGATGGCGTAGAACTTGCTGGTTCCGCCGATGAAGCCCCAGCCGATTGCGACTTCGGTGCGGAGCATCACCTTGTTGACTGCGCCCAAGTCGCCTTCGGTGGAATTATCCGGGTTGCCGGAGTCGAACACTTCGATGCCGGACAGCGGGATTGCGCCCCAGACGAAACGGTTGGCGAAGTCGCCGATGACCGCATCGAGTACCTTCTTGGTCAGCTTGCCGGAGCCGGTGGCCGCGGCGGTATCGGACACGGTGTTGGAGGCCGCGAGGGTGACACCTCCAAGGTTGACCATGTTGCCGATGAGCGGAACGTCGGCCGCATACTGGGTCGGCGTGCCAATGGTGGTGAGACCGTCACCGATTGCGGCCAGATAAGCGGAGGTGGTGACGCCCTGTGCGGATGCGTCGCCCTGTGCGGCGACCTGTCGCACCGCCTGCTTGAACGCGGTGGCCGCTTCCGCTCCGGTGCCCGGCGTGTAGTCGATTTCTCCGGCCTTGTCGAGCACGTATCCGTTGGTGCGTGCGACGGTGGACGCTGCCTTGGTGGCCGGGTTGACGCCGAAGATGGGGGCGAAGTCGAGGGCGCGGCTGATTGCGCGGTTCACGTAAGTGCGGTACTGGTCGAGGACTCCGGCCTGATACGGCTGCGCGAGGATGCTCTGAAGCATGGTCTGCGGCGAACCGGCGCGGAAGGTGGCGTCGGTCGGATTGTAGGCGCCGTCAACGCCGAACAGCTGAAGGAACTTCTTCGGGAAACGATAGGAGATGTAGAAGGTGATGGGGTTGATGGTCACGACACCGTTGGTGGCGTCGTTGGAAGACTTCTTCCTTTCGGCTTCGGTCTCGCCGGTGGCGCCTTCGCCGAAGATGCCCATTTCGCCGGAGAAGTCGATGGTCTGCATCTGGGTGCCGATGAGGTCGATTGGGGTGCTGTTGGAAATCTTGGCGATGGCTCCTGCTGCGGGCTGGTTGGAAATCAGCTTGCGGTCAACGAAGCCGGGCTTCAGTTCGATTGTCGCTAGGGACATGACTGCCTTTCGTGGTTGAGGTGGATGGTGTCGGCCTTCTGCATGGCCCCGACTCGGCCTCTACCACGATTGTTTCCGGCTGTGTGCGCCTCGACCCCGCGGTCGCCCGTGGGTATGCCCTGCATTATTTAACGACTGTGCTTGGCGGTTCAAGTCGGTACGTTTTTGTGGAGATGGTCGGTCTTGGCATGATGAACGAAGCTCTGATTGTCTACCGACCATCTCCAAGACATAGCATAACACCCCGTCTGACTTTCGTCAAACGGGGTGCTGTGCAAACCAGAATCACAAGAGAGGAGCTACACATTGCTGCGTAACGGTATTTATTCTACCACCTTCTCGTCGCAGTTCGTGTTCGGCGTGTCGCGGGACTTGCTATATGGTCTGACTTGGCGCGGTTGCACTGCATGTGCGCCGGAACAAGATTGTCCATCCTGTCGCTTCCGCCAGCGGCGCGCGGTATCACATGGTCTGCGGTGAACGCCAGCGGATGCGCGGTGTTTCGGCCCCAGTAGAACGGTTCGCCGCAATAATAGCAGGGCGCCCCAGTGCGCTTGGTGCGTTCGCGCAGGATGGAGCGGTTGCGGTGGTAAAGCCCAGTATCCTTGCCCATCAGGCAATCACCTCCCTGACCTTGCGTTCCTTCGGACGGTTGACGCCACGATACCATGCCGCGATGCTGACGCCCTTCAAACCCGCCGTGGTTTCGGTCTTGCGAATCGGAGCGAACTTCCACTGGTCATCCGAACCGGATTTGAGCTTCTGCGCGTTCTGCACTTCGGCGGTCAACTGCGGATTGTTCGTATGCTTGAACCGTCCCTCGTTCAACAGGTCGAGGAATCCTTGCTGCGAGGCGAGGAATTCGGTGCCGGTCAATTGGATTACGTTCAATCCGCGGGGGAGCATGTCCCTTATCGGATTGTTCAATCCGCCAGCGTCCAAGATGAGCGTGGTCTTGCGGGGTCGCGTCTTCAGCTCGTCCGTGACCCACTGCCATGATTCGGTGGTGGGGCGTTCGTCCACGATTTCGCCGATGACGTACGCCCACTTGTCGTAATGCTGCGAGCCGACCGTCACCTCTTCGGTGCTGGCGGCCACGGACAGGGCGAGCGTGCTCGTTGTCGGGTCGAAGGTGAGCGCGTAGACGAGCGTGTCGCGGTCATGTTGGAGGTCGGAGTATGCGCTGTCCCACAAGTCCATCGGGATTGCGGGAGGAATGCTGTCCGCCCACCATAGGCCCAAGTCTTGGATACGGAAGTCGATGAGGCCGTCCGCTCCACCCTGTTTGGCTATCGCCACGTCGGTGAGGAACGCTTCGCGTGGAATCACGTCGGGATAGAGCGGGTTGGTGAGCGCCCACAACTGCTCGTCTTCGATGTCCGCCGTCTCGTCGTCGATGCCGTAGCGCACGGCATACGACATGTCGTCGTTTTCCGCGTTGTCAAGGAACACGTTGAACGTGTCTCCGATGGACGAGGGGAGGAACGGCGTGCCCGTGTAGATTATCATCGCCATTCTGCGCGTCTTCAACGTCTTGGTAATCATCGCCTCGTATTCGGAGCGAAGTTCCTGAGCCTCGTCGAAGATGACCAAATCGAACGTACCACCCATGCCTGCGGAAGCGCTCTTGCGAGAGCGGAACCGGACGAACGCGCCGTTCTTCAACTGTAGGCGCTCGCGCCCCATGGTGGTGCTGAAATGCGTGACTTCGGCCTTCAATTCTGGATTCGAATCGATGGCGTCTTTCAAATCCTCCATGATTTTGTTGGCGGCAATCTGCTCGTGCGCGGTGACGAGCACGTTCAGCCCGAGCACGAACAAATAGTAGAGGATTGGGGCGGTGAGGATTTTCGTCTTGCCGTTCTGACGCGGCATATTCAATGCGACACGCTTGTATTTCCAAGTGCCGTCCTTCTTGCGTTGGAAGGCGTTGTTCAGGAATTCGACCTGAAACGGAAGGATTGCGTTGCCGCGTCCCCAGTTCACGTATTCTGCGGCCATGATTGCCACGTCGGACGTGGGGCGGACGTTCGCCCTCCAATTTGGATTCTTTACCAGCATGTCACACCACCTGATACTTCTTGAGGATGTCGGCGTCAGCGCCCTTGCCGTAGGCGTCGCCGATGGATGCGATGTCCTGCGCGGTCTGCGGGAACGTGAGTTCGTAATCCAATGTTATGCCCAATGGTTCGAATACCGCGTTCAAATCCTGTTTGATGATGTAGATTCGGCTGACGAAGCTTTCACGGTTAGACACCAACGATTGAGTGGTCGCTCCGAGCGTGTCCAGAATCTGCGCGTCCTGCGGGGGGAGTCCGGTTTCCATTTGGAAGCTCAGCACCGTGTTCTGAAGGAGGGTTTTGAGCTGTCCGTTATCCCATTGGCTGAGTCGTTTGACTTCCGGCCGGACGATGGTGTCGTGGTCGTCGTTGGCGTCGAACTTCGTCCAGTCGGCTGGACTCTTGCTCGGGTCCGTTTTGATTACCACGTCGGGGGAGGTGCCGACCACGACTGGTTCGGGCAGCATGAGATGTTCGAGGTTTTGGGAGATGAGTCCTTCGATGACCATGGCGCGCTGAGCCAACAGTACGGCTTGGTCGGTGACGGGCGCGTGGCTGAGGGTGAGGCATCGGAGGTTTTCGTCGATTTCGTCGGCGTTCTCATCATAGCAGCGTCCGTCCAAGCCTACCGCGGCAACCTTTTCCAATTGCAGGTCTGCGGATGGGAGGTAGTCGGTGCTGAGCGGGTCGCCGTCCTGCATCAAAAAGTAGGAGTTGACGCCGCCTATCGCTTTGGAGAGGATGCGGGTGAAGCTGCGTTTGCCGACCGCGCTGAAGTTGGTGACGCGCACGCGCATGGCGTACGCGTTCTTGACGAGTTCAATCCATGGGAATGAGATTGTCTGTTCGTCTACGATGGTGAGTGTCATGAGCGTTTCGCTTCCTTCGCTACGAGTTTCTGAAGAGTGGTTTTCGGTGCCTTGGCGGCGGTGGTCTTGCTTTTATGCGAGTCCACTTTCACCGCTTCGTCGAAGTTTTTGGTCATGGTCATGAGCAGCTGCATGAAACCGATGTAGCTTTTCTGCGCGTTGATTGACATGCTCATGTTGTATTCGCGGTCATCATCGTTGGTTTCGGCTCTTCGAGCGTATTCCCCCATGTCCGAGTAGGCTTTGTCGATGAGTCCGTTGACCTGTTCCATGCGGCTTGAGAGGGCTTCTTCAGTCTTCCCTGCCATAAATCCTCCTTAACTGTTCGGCCATTTGGCGGCGTTGTTCCCGACACCATCGTACCATTTCGGTTTTCACGATGGCGCGGCGCGTCGGGCTTTCATGGTGTTGCGGTTCGGTGTTGTTGATGGTGGGCGTCATGTGGTGCTGTTCCTTACGTAGATTTTGCAGTCGCATCCGGCGTGTCTCGCCCAGACGCCGTAATGGTTCGCGTCGTATGGGTGCCATATTCCGCACCGTTCGAGACACCATTGGCATGTCTCGCCCACCGATTCACGCACGACTTCGGTCGTCGAGTCGATGGCGAACAGGTTGGTGGTTGCTTCCTGCATCGGCTGGACGGCAAGTTCTCGCTTGTATTTGGCGAGGAAGTCCCTGACCGTTTTCTCGGAACGCTGTTGGCTTGTGAGCCAGCCTATTTTCTTGCCGAAGGCGTCGGAGTCGAGCCGTTCTAATCCCAGTCCAGCGGATTTTTCGGCGACCTGCTTCCAGATGTCTCCCAAGACCCTTCCGGCCAGATGCTTGTCTCCGCTGGCTGCGGCGGCTTGGGCTTGCCGCACCTGTTCGTCGGTGATGATGTCTTTTGCGGCCGGTGAAAGTATTTCCATGAGGTCTTCGACCGACTCCTGTGTGCTCTTCAACTCAGATACTCCAACTGGTAGTCGTAGACGGTGGACGTGCGTCCGTCCTTGGTCGGCTGTACGTCGGTGGTGTTGAGCAGCGGGGCGCCCATGATATCCCACAGGCTCTGGTTGTACCAGTCGGTCAGGGCGTCGCCGATTTCGGCGCTGAGCGTGTTGTCGGTTCCGCCTGAGAGTTCGCGCGTCACCACGGTGACGGCGATGTCCAGATGCCGGATGTATGGGGTGATGTCGGACGCGTTCTGGCGCGTGACGATGATGAGCGGATACTGGGTGGTGGTTTTCACGGTCGGATACTTGTCATATACGCGCATGTCGAGCCGTTGGGCCAGTCCGTCGATGATGTCGTTGACGATTTCGTTGTCTTTGCTCACAGTCCGAGTCCTTTCAGCGTGTCGCCGGAATGCGGCGTCTTATAGTATTTGATTTCCGTTCCGGCGCGGCGTGTGCCTTTGAAGCTGCTGAGCGTGCGGTATGTGGTCATGGATGGCGGCTTGCCCCTGTATGAGTCCATCCGCAATTGCGGCATGATTCGTGATGCAACGCGGCGTGACTCCTGTTGGAATCCCGCCGACTGCATCACGAGGTTGGTTGCCGCGTTCGGTGCGGCGACCATGATTTTGGCGCCTTTGAGTCTTGCCATCAGTATTGCACCTGCTTCGCGCTGAAACTCCATTTGAACGGGTTGAACATGACCCTGTTTTCGGGGTCGATGGGTGGTTTGATGGAGGTGACGTGGTAGGTGTTTCCGTGGTATTCGAGTTCGCCGCCGTCGATTTCGGGTGGCATGTCGGGTGTGGTGACGTGGATGGTGAGCGCGTTCACTTCGGTCATGTTGTCGAATGTGCCGGTGTCTTCGCTTGTGGTGTTCGCGGTCACGATGCCTTTGACGGTGTGTTGGCCGTCGCCGGTGGTGATGGTGATTTCGTGTGTTTTGAGTCCGTAGTGCATCAGAGTTGGAACCTTGCTATGGTGGCGCGTCCGACGCCCAGCTGTTTGAGTTGGTTGCTGGTGAAGAACACGTCGTCCGTGTTGCCTCGCCATTCGCCGGTGAAACTGTAGCCGCCCGCTGTTTGGGTGAATGTTTTGAACGCGCTGAGGTCGGTGTCGCTGTCGGACATGGATTCCTTGCGGCTTACGTCCTGTGCGACGCTGACGCCGATGATGTCCGAGACCATTTGGCGTGTGAGCGGGTCTTCCGTGACCTGCTTGTCCAAGTCGTCGCCTTGGTTGCGGTACATCATGCGGAGCACGTTGGATGCGGCTCCGCGTTTGCGTTCCTCATAGTCCACGAGGTTGATTGGCACTTTGTGGCGTAGGTACACTTCGGTGTCTTCGACGGTGGCGAGCGGCTTCAGTTCGTCGGTCAATTCTTTTCCTTCCAGTCGTGCATTGCGAGTCCCAGCTGTAGGATGCGCTCTGCAAAACGTTTTACCAGCTTGTCTTTCTCGTTTTCGTCCAACTCTGCTGGTGTTGTCACCACTATGTCATCGTTGAAGATTGAGAGGGTCGCTGGGACGCTTTCGTCTCGCATCATCATGCTGAGGATTCGGATGTCACGCATGCGCGGCTCCCATCCAGTCGGGGGTCTTGGTGGCCGGCTCGACGGTCACTGGCGTGACGCGCGTGCGGCTGTTGATGCTTGCCGCGAGCTGCTTCTCGAACTCGTCGAGACGCATCTCGTCTTCCGGCAGCAGTTCCGCGCTCAGCCCGTACTGTTCGGCGATGGCGTTGCGCTTCGCCTGCAACAGTCCAAGGCTGATGCCCTTCTCGCGGGCCTCGTTGACGCGCTTCTCGGTTTCATCGGCTAGCTTTCGGGCGTCTTCGGCTGCTTTCTGGGCTGCTTCGAGCTTTTCGCGTTCCTTGGCGAGCTTTCGGCTGATGATGGCGTCGAGTTGGGCTTGGGTGATTGTCGGCTCCTGCTGTGTCGCGGCCGCTGTGCTTCCAGTCGAGCCTTCAGAGCCTCCCATTCCGGTACCGGTCGCATTCGGTTCCACTCCTTCCACTAGGCGGATTCGCTTGTTCAAGTGTCGTTTGAAGTTCATACCAGTCTTTCCAATCGTAACCGCATCGTGAGTTCCACGATGTCCGTAGCAGCATTATACGCCCTGCGTAGGTCCATTCGCGCTTTCAGCGTCTTCGGATTGTCGAAGTCGTCGGGCAGCGCCGCTAGGTGCCGTCCGAGTTCTTCTTGGATTGAGCGGGCTTGGTTCTCAATCGTTTGGATGGGTGCAGTCAAGTGCCATCTCCTTCTTGTAGGTTGCGACCAAGCAGTCGTGCTCGAAACCGCCTTCGTCGACGGTCTGAATCGTCGTGTAATGCACTGGCGTGTTCGCGTATTCGCAAAACCATGCGAACGCGAGCATGACAGTCACCATGATGGCGATTGCTCCGCGTGCGACTGTGAGGAACGTGTCATGCATTCGTGCTCCTTTCCTAGGGTTTTTCCGATGATGGCGCATGCCAGTCCGACGATGCGCGTGGTTCTTATTCTAGTCCGATATGCGAACATGATTCGGCCGTCTTCGGCCACAGTGCATGCGGCTAGGGTTCGTCCGCATCGCGGGCATTCGTAGACGCATGCCAGTCCGTGTCCGGTGGGGCGGATTGCCACGTCCGCCCCATGCCGCGCGCCGGTGTCGCACAGGCGCCCTATCGGATTCG